CCTAGCGTGTTAAACTAAAAAGGACAAATTTATGGGCTGGCAAACACAACGCATTCTTGAAACCGTAGGCACTGCCACAGGCGGAACGCAAAGCATTAACTACAACCTGGAGGCGATTGAGGCTTTAATGGTCACGCTCCAGGCCGACGTTGCTGATGGGCTTAGGCCCCCCAACGCTACAACTGGCGGAACTGGATCGACCGACTTTACGTCTACCAGCTACGGAACGATTGCAACGGCAAGCACTGGCAGGCTTGGGTGTACGATCTTCAATTCTGGACCGGGCACACTCCATGTGATTCTCGGTACAGCAACGGCAAGCACGTCCAATTTCACAGTAAGACTGAGTTCTGGAGACTATTACGAAGTTCCATTTAATTACACTGGATTGATTGGCGGTATCTTTGCCACGGCTGGAACTGCTGAAGTTACGCAGTTGAGCTAGGAGTAGGCGATGCCTTTAACAAGAGGAACATTTGCCCCAGCCACGGCAACTCAAGCTGGCGGCGTTGGCTTTGTCCCAGCACCATCGGCAGGAGATCAAGGAAAGTATTTGCAGGGAGACGGAACATTTGGTGGGCCTTTGTTTAATAAATTGCAAGTCCCATCAGATAGATATATCGGCCCATTGGTGGCTTATGGTGGTGCAGGAAGTACAAGAACATTAGTTTCATTTTATGTTTATTTTGTTCCTGTTTATTCAAATGCAAATAGAAGCATATCTGAAATTGTATTTGAGGTAACAACTGCTTCTGGTGCAACTGGAACTCCTACCATGGAAATTGCTCTTTATAATTGCAGTTCGACTACTGGACTGCCAACAACTCAGATTACAAATTCTCTTAAAACTGGGATCAGCCCTACAAGCACAGGCGTTAAAACATCTACTTTTTCCCCATCTTTTACAATGCCTTCTGGAGTATCCTTTGTTGGAATCAAGGTGAAGGCAACATCAGCCAATAACGCAACTGGAGTAAGATCAATGGATGGAAACGGAAGGGAAACAGCATTCTTTTCATCAATAGCTAACGGCTGGCCCACAAACCCAACGACAACGTATTATGGATCTGCTGTTCCTTATTTTCAAGCTGGCGATAATGTTGGGCTTGCCTCTGACTACACTTCGGCAAGTTTTACATACGCAGTTTTTGGGGAAAACTTTGTTGCTGTTTTCTTAAAAACCTAAAATGCCCCTCCTCCTCCTAGCCCTCTTGCTCTGCTCCTGCTCGCCCAAGCCAGCGGACAGCAATGTGCTGCCCCGCTATTCGGACATGGGTGCTGCGTCCGATGCTGGAGCAGTAAGTTCTGGTAATGTCAAATGAAACGCATCGCAACATGGATCACAGTACTAGGTTTGCGTTTATTGCTGACGGCAAAAGATTACGCCTGTTTCAAGGAGGCAATGAAGTGTGCCGAGGACAACAACAGGCTTGCAAGCGGGACGAAGTATATCGGTGCAGTAAAGCATCTTCTGTCAGTCAACAGATCGATCAAAAGGATGGTGGCGGACGGCAGGGACCGGGACGAGGTCGTCGGTGCGGTCGTACATCTTGCGGTAAGCCTCAAGTACCTGGAGTCTCGCAATGAGTGAAGACCAGGTGTGGAGCATAGAGGTCAAATTGGCCCGGATGGAGGAGCGCCAGGTCCAATTGTACCAAATGGTCGAGACCAGCTTGTCAAACTACGCGGATGTGGTAAATAGAGTTTCTGCCCTAGAACACCTACGTTCTAGGATATTCGCAATTGCTGGGGTCGCCGGGCTACTGTTTTCCGTTGCCTGGGACCTAGTCAAAAACAGGATAAATCACTAATGGCAACACTTGGCACACAGACAATTAGCACAAGCTATACCCAACTCCTAAAGACGTTTGGTAGCAATATTGTCGACGGAACCATGCGAGCCATTTCAAGTGGCGACGAGGCTGGAGTTTCGGCCCTTCAGATATCTACGACCGGGGTAAAGAGCAGTGGCACATTTGCAGTGGACGGAGCCTCTACCCTCCTGGGCCCGGTCACGTTCGGATCTAGCAATACTTTTTCAACAGGAACGACGACAATTGCTACGGCAAGCATCAGCACTGCCACAATCAGCACTGCCACAATCAGCACTGCCACAATCAGCACTGCCACTCTCCCTCTCCAGCTTGGCCCGGTAACATTTGGAACTAACGTAACCATGTCCACCGGGACGACCACGATTGGAACACTATCCGCCGGGAGCGCCACGATCAGCACGGCGACTATTCCAACTATTATTGGGGCGACAACCTTTGCGACAGGGTTCACCTCCTCCACAGGCACAAACACGCTTGGGACAATTGCCTCCACGACGATTAACAATACCGGTCTTGCCACGGTTGGAACGCTTGAGATTGGTGGAACTGCTGGACCAAGTATAACAAAAGTATCATATGCTACGGCATCCTTTGGCTCAGCTGTTGTCGCGGCGCACAATACGGCAGACACGACAAACGGAACATTCACGCTCACCGGAGCCGAGCTTGGGGACATAGTTATCGGATCAATCAATTCGCTCGGATCAACAACAGGGACAACACAGATAGAAACCAGCTTTTTCCCTATAGCGTCAAACGTTGTAAGATATGTAGTCAACAGCAAGGGAGCAACCGCGGGGACAATCCCGGCTGGAACAATCTTCGCAACCGCACTGAGGTTTACAACTTAATATGGCAAACGTACTCGATCGCAATTTTGATTTCGCAACCAACGGCACGGTCACGGCTGCGGGTCTTCATAACCTTATTGACGAGACCAATATTTATGCCGGGCTAATCTCGACCCAGGAAGAAAAGACAACTGTAGGCACGTCGGATTTATTGCTTGTCGCAGACTCGTCATCGATAGGCAGTCCTCAAATAGCTGCGAACAGAACGACGGTTTACAATCTGTTTGATGACGCGCTTACTGGCGGGACATATGCAAATGCACAGCTTTCCGGAAATCTGACCTATGGTACTGCCACCGGGAACCGGACAATTAGCACTAGCGCAAACATTACCAACGGAACGATCACGAACGGAACTATCCCAAACTTTACTGCCGGGACTACAATTTCAACGCTCGGTACAATTACCAATCTATCTTCCGGTACGACAAACTCGACGTCTGTGATTGCGACGTCAGGTACGATTGGAACACTCAGAGCAACTGGCGGAACATTCGGTGGAGCCTTAACATCTACGGCAGGAACTATTGCCACGTTTAATAGCACGACAGGAACTATTGGAAACTTTACAACGACCCTTACTGGCGACCTCACAATCAGCACAGGATCGGCCACAGTCGGAACTAGGGTTGCCGTTGTTAATACCGCTCAAGAGTATACCGCTGCACATAATTTTAATGCGACCACACTTACTAGCGGAAACTCAATAGCTTGGGACTTGTCGGCCAACCAAGTCGCAAGGCTTGTTCTTTCAACAAATGGAACAATGTCTGATGCGTCAAACAAAGTTGATGGCTCAGTATATATTTTGCTTGTAACTCAAGGAACTGGATCAAACACGCTTGCGTGGAATGCAACATATAAGTGGCCTGGCGGGACTGCGCCAACATTGACTACAGGAGTCGGGAAGAGCGATATTTTCACATTTATATCAAATGGAACATCGCTTTTTGGCGTTGCGAGTCAGAATTACTCTTAATTTATATTTATGGCTTGGCCTGTATTTCCATTTGGAATGCTTGGATCTCAAGATATTTTAGCCGATATTCTTATTGTTGCTGGTGGTGCTGGTGGTGCTGGTGCTAGTCCCTTGTACACATCTGGTGGTGGAGGAGGTGCTGGTGGATTGCGCTATCTTTCATTTGAAAAAATTATTAGAGACACTTCATATACAATTACAATTGGAGGAGGCGGGGCAGGTGGAGTTGCTTTTACTGGCCCAGGCGTAAACGGAAGCAACACATCATTTGGAACTACAATCTCAACTGGAGGAGGTGGTGGTGGAGGATATTCGAGCATAGGAAGTGCTGGGGGGTCTGGCGGTGGAAGTTCAAATGCAAACACAACAACTCCAACTGCACAAGGGATAGTTGGGCAGGGTAAAAATGGAGGCATAGGGTCTGCTGTTTATGGCAACGGAAATGAAGGTGCCGGTGGCGGAGGAGGAGCGGGAGTAAACGGAGGAGACGCAACAAATGGTTTTGGAGCAAATGGTGGCAATGGGCTTTCTTATGACATTAGTGGTTCTACAGCTTTTTATGCAGGAGGAGGAGGTGGTGGCGGAAGAAATGGCGCTACAACTGGAGGATCTGGTGGCGGCGGTGGAGGAGGTTCTGCAGCTGGATCTGGTTTTGGTGGAAACACAAATTCTGGATCTGGAGGAGGTGGGGCAACTTGCGTAAACTCTGGAACATTCTCTGGAGGTCCAGGAGGAAGCGGGATTGTATTTTTAAGAGTACTGGACGCTTATACAGCATCAACAACTACTGGATCTCCAACTGTCGTAACTTCTGGAGGTTATAGAATTTATCAATTTAATGGTGATGGAAGCATAAAGTTTTAATTATGGCACATTTTGCAAAATTAAGTGATGATAATATTGTTTTGGCAATTCACGTTGTCAACAATAGCGTTATCAATTTTAATGGTGTAGAATCAGAGCAGGCTGGAATTGAATTTTTGTCTGCACTACACGGACATTCAAAGTGGAAACAGACATCATATAATGCAAGAATTAGGAAGAACTATGCTGGTATTGGATATACTTACGATGAATCAAGAGATGCGTTTGTGCCTCCAAAAGAATATAATTCTTGGGTATTAAATGAAAATTTGTGCAGATGGGAATCTCCTACAGAATATCCAAATGATGGCAAAATGTATATTTGGGATGAAGCTACAATTAGCTGGAAGGAAATAACAAATGACCCTAACTGAAATCGCTCAGTACGCTGGCGAGAAGGTTGGCAAGACCGACTCGGATACGCTTACCTTCTTGCAGAAGTCGGCATCGCTTAACTATAGGCGCGTGTGGAACTTTGCGCCCTGGCGTGAAAGCATCACAAATTCCACATACTCTGTCTCGACGTCGACCAGGACGGTGACTCTTGGATCTCTTGTCGAAAATCCTTTATCCGTAGCCTACGGAGACAGCGAGTTATTATCTGTAGACCTTCAGACAATTGTGAGCCAGGACGCTGACTTGCTTGACCAGGAAAGGACTGGGACTCCAACTCAGTACTATTTCAAGGGCAGAAACACGTCCGGGACTGCAGAGATCGATCTGTACCCACTGCTCAATACGTCCAGCACAACCACGTTGAAGGTAATAGAAAAGATCACTTGCGTCACAAGGCAGAATAATGTTGTTGAGTTTCCTCCGAGCTCTTCTGCCCTTACCGACGAATTGCGCCTTCCCCACGTTCAGCATGTTGTCCTGGCACTTACTCACGCCGACGCCTTGGAGCGCGAGCGTCAGTATGCAAAGGCTCAGGCAGTTGTATCGACCGCGAATGCTGACCTGGCGCAGATGGCTCAGTACGAGATGAGCCAGGTTGGAGGAATAAAGGTCATCACACCGTCAAGTTTAGGCGAATACAGCATCACAGACATAGGGGTTTAGTCCGTGCCATATTTCCAGGACAATTTAGACGAAGTCTTGTCCTTCGACGGAATTCGCAATTTTACCGGGGGCCAGGCCAGCGGATTGCAGTCTGATCTCCTGGGCGAAAATCAAGTACAGCAGTTGTACAACATGACCCTTTCCCCAAAGGGAAACCTCGAGACTAGGGTCGGAACTTCAAGTTTTGCCACCGGGGCGACTAGCGGAACAGGATCTATCGGCGGGATGCGGTACTACGAAACAGGATCGACGTCGCAATTAGTTTCCGTGACAAACGGAAGACTCTACAGCATCAATTCAAGCGGGAGTGCGACAATACACCCGGCAGATTCGACATGGATCGCAAACACAAGCCTGTTTGGAACGAGCACACAAAAATGGGCTAGCGGGTATTCTATTGGTTCTGCCGTCGAAGTGAGCATGGCGCAATTTAACAACAAGATGTACATAGCTGACGCCGACGGTGATTTGCATTATTGGGACGGAAATATTGTTGTAAGACAGGCCGGGAAGGTCAGGGCAATCACAGTAACCAGTGGTGGCACCGGGTATACTAGCGCAACGGCAATCGTGACAGGACCACAGTGGGGAGGACAATTCCCCACGCTTACAACAGTTGTGAATTCTGCAAGTGGAGTTATTTCAGAAATTATAGTTAATGATGGTGGTTATGGCTACTCTGGCGCGCCGACAGTTACAATTATTGGGAATGGATCTGGGGCCACGGCAACGGCAACTGTAAGTCCGCCACCGCAAAATCTTAGGCTTTTGATCAATACCGAAAACAGGCTTTTTGCGGTTGGGTCTGGAGATACTAGAAACACTCTTTACGCGTCAGACATTCTTGATCCTGCCGTATGGGATGCGTCAAACAGCATCGTCGTTAACGGAGACGACGGAGACCAGATCACGGCAATTGTCCCATACTATAAAAACAGAATCATCGTATTCAAAAAGCGTCGAGTCTTCCAGGTGGACATTCCTAGCGACGCTACAACCGCAGCCGATTGGGTCGTGTCCATCATATCGAATAACACCGGATGCGTCGCAGCCGGGACAGCGGTCCAAGTAAGTAGCGATATCCTGTTTTTATCAGACAACGGAATTAGGTCCCTAGTCCGCTCGGTTGCAGACGACTTTAGCTCGGTAGGCGTACCAATCTCGGAAGTTGTCAAAGACGTCATACAAAACATCAACACCGACTCAATCAGAATCTCTACGGCAATTTACTACGACAATAGATATTTTCTGGCAGTTCCGACAGGATCAAGCAACACCAATGATACGCTTATAGTTTACAACACTGTGCTCGGGGCATTTGAGGGGACCTGGAGCCCAAAGATAATGCAGTTTACTCTTACGAATTTTAACCAGGCCGGAACCAGGGCAATGTTCAAGAAGGTGAACGGAGTTATTGAGCAGTATGCTGGTTACAAGTCCCCGGCTGGAACAGTTTCGTCAGATTACCAGGATGCCGGGACAAACTACGAATCCTATGTTCGCACAAAAGATTTTAACTTCGGGGATACGTTTGCTGCCAAATACGGATCGCATTTCGAGGTCATTTTTGATGACTCCTTCTCAAACAGTGCCAATATTTTTATTCAGAGAGACGTCGATACCGGAGACATTAGCGTTCAGCCCGGTCTGAACATTGCGAGCTCGGTGCTCACATTGGATTTTGTTTTGCCAGCAGTACTTCCGACGTCCGTAAAGAAACGGATTGCAAGCGATCTTCGTAAGTATGAGAAGTGGCGCCTGCTGAATATCAAGATCTCAAGCACTGCAAACAAGATGGCAATTCGACAGATTGTTGCGGCCGCCAACCCGGACACGATCGAGATCCAGAAGGTAATATGACAGCTATAGAATACATTGAGGCGTCCGGGGTGCCGGAGGGAATGTGGCATAACCTAGCTGATTGGTTTAATTGGTTCGAGAAGCAGGGCATGGTTGGCATCGTCGAGGACTCAAACGGCATTGCCGGGGTGGCGCTAGCCAGGTGTCTTAGAGAGGGCCAGAAGCCTGACCACTACGTTCACTCCGAGGATGGGGACAATGTCTTTGTAGACTTGACGATCTCCTCAAAGGGTGCTATCTCCTTGAGATGCCTATTGGTGCTCTTATGGGAGCGTTTTGGCATTCGTAAACGTATTACGTTTAACCGTTCCGGGAAATCCAGGAGTTATGATTATATGAATTTTATGCGAAAGGCTAGGGTCTAATATGGGTGGCGCTCCATCTATTCCTTCGCCGCCACCACCGCCCGATCCGGCAGCGGTAGCGCAAGCCAACGCGGCTGCGTACAGGATGAACATCGACACATATATTGAGAAATCTCCAGCAATGGCTGAACTCGAGAATAAGTTGCGCATCCAATATATGCCCCAACAACGCGCTTTAGAACGTCAATTGTCAGCATTGGATCAGCAGGCCGGAGTACAGGCTGGGATGCAACTAGAACGGCAATACGGACCGCAACGTTCACTTGAAGCATTGCGCAGGCAATATGAGACTAGCCCCCAGGCGTATGCTTTGAACCGAGGATTGGGCGATCAGATGACAAAACAATTCGAGCGTCTTTATGGAACATCGCCCTATGGCTCAGTTGAGCAAAATGTCGCGTTTAATCGCCAACCAGGACCAGTTGATTTCTACAGCACAATTGGAACAAACATTGGCAACCCAAGCCTAACAGTTGGAACTAAATAATATGGCTAAACCGTATACAGTCGGAAGAGACCCAAACGTAAGAAAGGGAGTTTTAGTCAGTCCCTATCGCAATGTAACGGAATATGATGTAGACGAACAAGGAAATATTACTCCAAGAGATGTTGAAATCTCAATTCCTGGTGGTGGGCCTGGGTCAAAGCCTTCTGATTATGATGCAGTGGCAAATCAATATACGGCACAAAATCTTTTTGAGGCACAACAAAAATCAAGGGAAGCAACAAATGCAAATCTTGATAAAAAGATAAACGATTTATTAGCTCCAGAGTTGCAAAGAAATTCATTGGCAGCACAAATCCAGGCATTGACCGCTGGGGGTGGTTCGCAGAATCAAAACGCTGGACCAGAGTTTAATAATGCCTTGGCTCAACTTTCTGCCCAACGCAACTACGGATCTTCAGATCTTGGCACAATGTTAAACTTCCAGGTATCCGATCAGCAGATCGTTGATGATTATAACAATTCAAAACTTTCTCGTCTAAATAGTGTAATTGATCGAGGCAATACTCAAATTGCTGGAATCCAGGAGCGCCTTAATTCAGCCAATCAACTCCTAGCATCACTTCCTGCCGACTCAGCCCAGCGCAAGTCTTCAGAGACTTTTATCAACCAACTTAACAATGATCTAAAAAGCGTAACCAGCGCAGTTACTGGCGCGCAGGATATGCAAAAGAATTTCAAGCCAATCACGATGGATAGTCCTGAAGGATTGAAGGAAATCACATCGTTCAGGTCGTTCCTCCAACTGCCGGAGGAACGCGCTTCTCAGCAACTTTATCAGATCGATCCTGATTCTTATCGCACCGCGGTTAGCCTGGGCCAACAATACAGGGACATGGCAACCCAGCCGATCGGGCCAACAACCACTCGCGAAACAGAACAACTCCGCAGGACAATTGAGGATGAGGCGCTCAATCAGCTTCGCCTTGGATCTACGATCGGGGCCGAGGAGCGTCGCGGGTACGAGCAGGCAATCCGCGGGGCTCAGACTGCCCGGGGAAATATTTTCGGACTTGGACCAGCAGTGCAGGAGGCCGCGCAGATTGGCGCAGCTGGAGAACAACGCAAGCTGGCACGGTTCGGGGCCGCGCAACAGTTCCTTGGTTCCGGCGAAACCTCCGGAGCAGCCAGAGCTCGCGATCTTTTACTTCGTGAAGGCATCCAGCAGAACAGGCTTGGGGCCGCGTCCGGATTCATTGCAGGAGGGCCCAGCATTGGGAATCTGGCCCAAGCCAGGACAGCGCAACAGCAGGGTGCGATGCAGGGCTATATCCAGGCTAATCAAGCGCTCCCCGGTGGATTTAATCAGCAGGCGTCTACTGCCTCTCCGTTCTACCAGGCAGTTGATCAAAACATTCCTGTTGCCCTTACTCAGGCGTTTAATGATCTTTATCGCTCGCAATCCAATTATCTGGCTAGCACATACGGAGCCCAGGTTTCAGCCCAAGCCAGTCAGAATAATGCAAATTCACTCCCGGCATATCTTAATGCAGGATCAAACTTGCTTAGTGGAGTCGGATCTCTTGGCGGAACCGCGGGAATATTCGCATGCTGGGTTGCGAGAGAAGTTTATGGTGCTGACAATCCTAAGTGGGTTGAATTTAGGGAGTGGATGTTCACGAAGGCATCAGACAACCTGAGAAACTTCTACCTTGAATATGGAGAAAGAATTGCTGAATCCATACGCAATAAACCTAAAATAAAGGCAATCATCCGAAAGTGGATGGACAGCAAGATAGGATAATTTTATGGCAGAAGTTCAACGACCATTAGTTACGATGCCCTGGAGCGAAGGATACTACCAAAGGGCAGAGGCGCGCCAAGCAGTTGAAGACGAGGATCGTCGTCTTCGAGTTGAAATTCTTAAGCAACAGCTATACCCGGCAGACGCTGCTCAAAAGGCGGCCGAAGAATTAATGCAGACCACAGACTCGGCAAGAAGGGCTGCCCTAATGCAGACTCTTTACCAGACAACCGGTACGACTACAATCCCCGGGTCCAGCCTAAACGTTCCAGCCGGGACTCCAGAGGCAGAACAATATAATTACTTAGAGGGGATGATGGACAGGGTTGCCAACTACGAAAGAATGGCAATGCAGGAAACTGATCCAATCAAAAGGGACATGAAGATGAAGACGGTCGACATGGCTAAGAAGTCAATTCAAGCCAAGGGCAAGGAAATGACAGCTGCCGACATTGCCTTTGAAATGAATGCCACCGACGCATACAGGCTGGCAGACGAGCTTGAAGACACGGTGAAGAAATATGGAAATTACGAAATATCAAATCCAGAAGGAAGCGCAGCCCTTCGTCAAAAACCTTATTTCCTTGCAGTGGCTTTAGCTAAGGCGCTTGACCCAGGATCTGTCGCAAGAGAAAGTGAGGTCAAATCATTCTTGGAGACGATGGCATTGGGAACAAGTCCGGTTGAGGTTCCTGGATTAGATCTGCCGATTGCTGGGCCAAGAACTGCGACGACCCTCGAAGGAATTAAGATGCTCAGGAATCGGCTCGATATTAAGGCCAACGATTACAAGAGAATTTCCGGAAGAACAATTGAATTGCCGAAGAGGAACAAGGAAGACGCAACTGCTCCGACTCAGGCGCAGCAGTCGTACCAGGCACCAACGCAACAACAATCGAAACCGATGAGCCCATCCGGATTTGGCGGATACGATCCTCGCACTCGCAAGGTAATTCAAAACCGCTAGTCGGTCATGGCCGACGAAATCATCCAGGACCCATTGGAGGCAGCAAATTATTTGTTGCGCCAGTACCGCGACAATCCGAATTTTGAGTTCACGGAAGAAGAAGCCTGGTTAGTCCATAATGCCTACAATGCCGGAGTCTCATTTATTGACTTAAAGCCGGTAATGGATGAGGCTTCGACCTCATCATTCCTAAGATCTCAGGACGAATCAGATCCTACATTTGTAGCCAGCCCAGAAGAATTTTCCATTCTAAAGGCTACTGAGCCTGGGTTTGTAAGTAATGTCGAAAAAGGCGCAGCAGGAGCCGTTGAATACTTTAAGCCTGTAATCAAGGAAGGAGTTCCTGAGTTATTGCAAACACTTGGAGAAAGTCGTTTTTCTCCAAAACTTGCCGGGACTGTTCTTGAGGCCGGGGCAAGGGGAACGCTTGACCTTGCCACAACCGCAGCTGGCGCGTCCAAATTCATCGAAAAGGCTCCCTACATGGTGGCTGGAGCGCTTGGGTTGCAAGACGACTACAAGTCCTATCTAAACCAAAAGACGATCGACCAAAACTATCAGATGCAGGCGATCGAAAAAATTAATCAAGAAAAGCGAGCTCAGGGTAAAAGCATTATTGGATTGCCAGAGGGAACGTTTGCGCCAAAGGCCGCGGAGCTTGGGAGCATGTTTTTAGATCCAACATCTGTTGTGCCATTCATAGGAACTGGAGCCAAAGCGGCGGCCGCAGGCGGAAAAGCACTGAGGGCTGGGACGAGAGTTGCCGGAGGAATTGAGACCGCGGCCAGGGCAACAGGCGGAGCCATTGATCTTGGGGTTGAAAAGGTTGGGCAAGGCATCCAGCGCGTTCTGCCTGGCGTAACTGCGCCAAAGACTGCAGGAGCAATTGCTACAGGAGCGGCCACAATAGGTATCCCCGGGGCATTCCCAATCGGGGCCAAGGTTGCCGGAGTTAGGGCCGGGGCGGAGATCGCTGAACGCGGAGCCCAGGCAGTGCGAATCGCCGGGGAAGAGGCGATGACAGGACCTTCTAGGATGACCGTCATGGAGCGCGTCGCGAAGAACCAGAAGAATCCTGAGTGGCTTAGAAAAGCCGCGAGCACCTCGATCGTATCTTCTCCAATCACGCAAGGGGCCGCGGAACTTGGCCTGGAGACAGGCAAGGGCGCTGTCAAATCTGCGGCCGTCGGCGCAGGGTTGGGATATGTCGCGTCAGGCGGGGAAGAGGAGGGGATCGGAGGTGGATTAGTTATCGGAGGAGGTCTTGGCGCTATCGGAGGAGCGGTCAAGGGAGTCGCAGCGATCCCGGCAAAGAAGGCGCTCGCAAAGCAGGGTGACGTCAACAGATTGTTTGCAAGGCAGGCGGATCTTGGCTTAGACGTAAACAAGATTGCCGACTATGTCCGCAAGGATAATCGCCCATTCCTAGACGCCGCGACGCTCCAGATGATGGCACCGGACGTCCAGGTTGAATTCCATGGTCGCGATTCGTTCATGATGCCAGAGAATGCCGGGATCAACGCGGCCGGAGTTGTTAAGGCAGTTCCGGATAAGTCAGGCACGACAAGGCTTCTAGTAAACATGGACGACATGCGGTCATCCGGGGATACGGTTAAGCATGAGATCATGCATGCCATTATGAAGTCTCCTGCGATTAATAAGGCTGAAGGACGAATGGCAGTAATGTCAGAATATGGTGAAGAGGGCCTGCGCAGATTTGGCAACGAGTACGCCAGGAAACTTTTGGAAGGCGAGCGCCAGGGCCGGGGCACACCAACCGAGGCTGAAGTGCGAGCCAAGGCAAATGAGCTCCGAGAAGGATCTCAGCGGTCTGAGCCTGGGGCTGGAGATCTTGATTGGATCGCGGACGAGGTCCTGGCGGAACAGTTTGTGGGCGAGTTTAGAGACAAGGATATTGACTCTCTGCGACGCAAAACTCTTCCAGGCACAGATCTTCTTTCTCTACAGGAAGGATTCCTGGCCCCTGTTGGAAGGCTTTTGAATAAGTTCGGGATCGATACGACAGGGCCCAAGCCGACGAACATTGACACGCTTTTCAAAGACAATCCCCTGGTTCCGTCCAAACAGCTTCGAGAGTTGACCTCGAGATGGTTCCGGGACCGCGACAAGTATCTTGACGGACTAGAGAAGGCTGAGAAGCAGAAGGACGTGACGCTAGTCCCCGGGCCAGGCAACAGAAACCTAGCGAACAACCCAGCGATCCAGTTTACTCGCAACAGGAAGACAAATCTCGAGGAGAACGATTTTGCGGTCAGGTTCCCGGACGGCACTGTCCGAGCCAAGGACCCGGCATCGATCCTGGCAGTTGACAAGGCCCGGGTGGCGGACGTTGGGCGCCTCTACAATCCGAACGCTGTCCTGGAGCGCGGGAGCCCCGAGTTTGGCGTCAAGATTCAGTCTGACGGAAAGCCATACGTCGGAGGCAATACCCTCCCAGAGGGATTCTTTAACCTCGACAGTTTTAATGATTTTACAAAGGAAGTAGCCAAGGCCCTTCAAGATAGTCGCCAGGGGGGTAGGACATATTCGGTCTGGTACCAAAAGATCGGCACAAGCGAGGACGGTAGCTGGGCTCAGTCTGTTAAGCGCGGACTAGGCAACATTAAGGTTGGACAATCCGAGATCGCGTTCCTGGGTTGGCGCCTATCCAAGGCCGGGAACATTCTGGCCCAGGCAGTGGACATATCTGCACTGCGCGGTCGCATGCTTGATTTCGCAAGGAGTGGTAAGGGCCGGATCAACGAGGTGTGGGGCGGAGACCTGGCGTCCTACGAGAAGGACGTCATGCAGTACCTAGACAACCATGCCAACGAAAGGCCAGGCGAGACAGGGATCGGCATCGATAAGCGCAACGCGATCAACTACCTATTCGGCATCACAAACATTGCCAACAAAAATGCGAATCCCATGTACGCAGCCGAAGGACGTCCCCCGGGGAGCCTGGTCAAATCCTATCGCCTGGACCGCATTGCCAACTCTCGCGATACCGGGCGCACAGGATTCTTCTTTGACTACCAGAAGCAGGCTGCGAACTTGGCGCCCGGAGATTACTCGATGGCTATAGCGATTAGGGACATGATGCCCGACATAGCTGACGCCGATCAGGTAAAGGCAATACTAAGGCCAGGAAAAGCAAAGGGAGTCAACGAGGAAGACCTAAAGTTTAGCGGGGTCATGGATCAAATCGATAAACTTGCGTCCGAAGGAAATGGGAAGGTTCGCAAGGAAGACATGATGAAGTTTTTGACAGGCGAGGGATTTGTTAAAATCAAGAAAACAGTTCTCAAGGATTACAAGCCGGAGCCTCTCAGCGCGCAGGAATCTGCGCGACTTAAATTTCTTGAGGCGGAGAACGAGAAGAATCCGCTCGGCGGGATTGAGGAAACAGTTGGAGAGGGCTCATACAACGAATTGATGGATCTGCAGAACAGGAGAGATAAATTTACAAATATATTCTGGTTGCAGGACGAGGAGGTATCCACGGAGGTAATGGCAAACAAGTTGTTCTCCGGCCCCGGCAAAGACAAGCAATTCAAGAGAATGATGGACCAGGCTGCTCATTTTGGGGCTAGAGCAGAAAGGCTCGATAAGGTGCTGAGTGACGACAGGAAGAACCAACCTCAGTATGCTGACTATCAGCTTCCTGGTGGGACGGAATACCAAGAAACAATTCTATCTAAAGAGAGGGAAAACAAGAGTAACACTGGTCCGACAAGGGTAGAATTTAGGGGATCGTCTGATGTTGATAGTTTTCTCGTAGACATGGATGCAATGGGGTTTGGGTCCCTTGAATACGGAAGGCTTGATAACGATCCGACTATAGTAGAATTTGACGGACCGATACCCGAAAAAGTTATCCAATTAATTTCAAAATACGATGGACAGGGGAACGTCACGGAGTCTAACAAAATATATTTTGGCAAGCACTATGGTGAGCAGGGCATTAATGCCATGGCTGCGTCAAGGGCGCACCGAAGAAAAGATGTTCTTGGTAGAAGCATAAGATTTATTGACGAAACTCAAAGTGATTGGCACCAGGACGGAAGAAAATACGGATATCGCGAGGATACGGATCTTTTTAAGGTAGAGGAAGAGTTGAGGAAAAAATATGGAAGTCCACTTGTTTTTGATTTGCTGAGCAAAGAGGACGCGGACAGGCTGGTCAAAGCGGAGGCTGAAAACAAATTCTCTGCAAACAGAATGACAGAGGAAAGCGTTCCGGACGCCCCATTTAGAAAGGATTGGCCGATCCAGACTTTTAAGCAGGAACTATTCAAAGCAGTTGACGATGGAGACAAGGCGCTTGCCTGGACCAAGGGAGAGACCCAATTCGCCAGATGGGGAAGCGAGCGCGTCGATTGGGCTAAGTCAACTCAGGACGGTGTAGATGGATACTTGGTCCACGCTAAAAGTTTTACAAGAGATCCTGGCCCGGCAAAAAATGCTGTGGATGCCTCGCTTGTAAAATTTGTAAGGACAAAAGAGGATTTGGCTACGGTTCTCCAGGAGCAAAGCATCGGAGATGAAAATAATGTCTTCGCAGATAAAGTTTGGAAGAAAATGCAGGAAGCACCGTCCGGAACATCGATGCCAAGAAAAGAGGGGATGGAAAAATTCTACGACAAAATGCTTCCGTCTGAAGCCAATAAGTACATGAAGCAGTTTGGCGCAAAGGTGGTCGAGTCCGCAACATACGATCCGGTTGACAAAAGAAACGTCCCAATCTGGTCGGTCGACATTACTCCGGATGTGGTAGCAGGAGTGCGCAAGATGCAAGCAATTGAAAAGGAGTTTTCTACATACGGACAGGGCAAGCCGAAATCAAGCATTCTTGGCGAAGAGCAGAAGCAATTTGCCCCGGCCACGACCGAAGAGGACAAGTTGCGTGAATTGGCGTCGAGCGTTTCCGGGCTAAAAAATGCAATTAAATTCATGACCCCTGACGAACAGAAGAAACTGCGCCGGGATACAGGACAGAAGATTGTCGACATTCGCGAGAAGCTACCGTCGGCGCAGGAATTTGCGGAGGTGGCAATCGCCGGAGAGGCAAAGCGCGGGTGGTATAGGAAGAGTACTCAAGCGCTGATCGATGTTTTTGACAGCGACGCACCAAGGTTCGCGGCCCTTCTTGCTGCGCTGTCGCCTCAAACCTCTGTCGAGAGCAACCTGGTCAACGCGCTAAAGACTTGGACTTTGTGGACAAAGGAAGGGCGCCCTCAGTCAACCGACAAGATTTTGAATATCATGGCAAAGTCCGTCCAGGGTAGCGGTACCCTTGATTCGGTCCTGGGCGCTTGGAGGAATAATTCGATCGAGGCACTCACGTCCGTAGATCCGGAAAAGATCATGCTCTCCGGGCCAAAGGTGAATTCGTTCATGCTCAATCTGCGCGACATGGTGAATGAGGTGACCAATGACGCATGGATGGCAACGTTTGCCGATATCGAGCAGACCATGTTTTCCGGTAGCAAGACCAAGTCAGATCCAGGCAAAGGCCCGGGATACCTGGCTATGTCGAGTCGAGTCCGGGAGGCTGCGCAAAAGGCGAGCGAGTTAACTGGAGACAGTTGGACCCCGGCTGAGATCCAGGAAACTGTTTGGTCGTTTGCCAAGACTCTTTACGAGATGCGTAAATCTGCCGAAGAGAAGCGCACCATGGTGCAGATCGTCAAAGAAGGCGGGTTGACAGGGGAGAAGATTGGGGAAACTCCTGACTTTTCTTCGTTGTTGCGCACCGGGGAATATCGGGATATACTTGTGCGCAATGGATATGAAGGTGCAATCGCCCTCCTTGAGGGAGCAGGAAATAAGCCTGACAGAGGAAATATTACTGGAGCGGGA